TGCTGACCCACCGTACTTTGAAGTAAAAGGAGACTTTGATTTTGTATGGAAGTCTTTTGATGATTACTTAACCGATGTTGAAAAATGGGCTATTGAATGTAAACGGTTTTTTAGCCTTTTAAATAGTCCAATATTCCCATGCTTTAAACTTTCAGGCGTAAGTCATACGGTAACTTCTTACTGGTCAATTAAAGAGAGTTTATGAAGATCAAAAAAGTAGTTCATAAAAAGATACCGGCAAGGCAGAACGCTTTAGGGTTGGCGTATAATGATGAGTTACTAGATCCACCTCACAAGGTAGGCACTATTGAAATTGAGAAACGACAAACGCCATTGAACATACTTGATACCGAAATTCACGAATACATACACATGAAATACCCTGAAATACCGGAGGCATCGGTAATAAAGATGGGTGCTGGATTGGCTCGGTTCTTATGGAAGTTAAAATATCGTAAGCTATGAACAAACTAAGCACATTACTAATACTGGTCATTTTAGGGGCGTTACTCCTAATATTCTTTAACAGACCAAGCGGAGTAGATCAAAGGCTGTTAGAATTGGAAGAAACCTATAATAACCGTTTGGATAGCATTGTAAGCGTTTATAGGGATAGTTTACACAAAAGGGAGGTAATCGCATTACAGGCGTTTAGCGAGGCTATAAAGGCAAAGGATAGGGCATTAGGAGAGGCTAACATATGGAAAGCAAGATACAACAATGAAAAAAATAGCAATCGTATTTTTACTGATAATCAGTTGGATAGCCTCATTTTCGCAATCAAATAATCATAGCGAGGATTCGCTCGTAATGATCCCCAAATGGAAAGTAAAAAAATTACTTCAATCGCATTTCTATATACTCCCAGCTTGTGATACTTTGGTAGCAAAACAAAGTCAAGTAATTGATAGGCTAAACTTGACATTACGGGCATCTATTAAGTTAGATAGTATTCATGTACTACAAAGGGATAATAAGATTGCAGAAGCCGAAACTCTACGCAAACAGGCAATAAATACAAAGGCTATACATGACCAGGAGATCAAGCAAATAAAACGGCAAAAATTGAATATGACGCTTATCGCTGTTGGAGAGGCTATATTGTTGATTGTCATCATTTTATAGCCGATTTCAAACGGTTAGCGTAAAACATGGTGCATAAAGCCAGACATTAGCGGTAATGCCAATAGCTACAAAAACTCATTCATGATCCATATCCTATCTAACTCAACCGGATTCTTAACCTTGTTGATTCCCCTGTTATTCTTAACCCTTACTAGCTTCTTTCTTAATTCTTCAACGGGGATGCCTTTAGTTTCGGCAGCGTTGCGGATAGTTCCGTATTTCTTTCTAATTGCTTTCTTGATCTCTTTTGCGTTCATAATATTGTATATTCGTTAGTTACTGTATAATAGTACCCTCCAGATTCAGACGGAAAAAATAACACATCATTGTTATGGGTTAAAACAAGCCATCCGTACTCACCATTATGTTTAGTATAAACGGGTAGAGTTACATCTATTATCTCTTTAGAGTTGATATGCTGTATTTTCATACCTCAAATGTAGGCTAAAAAACCATATAAAAAAATATTTTAAAAATATTTTATAAAGTAGTAGGAATTGATTTAAGGATTATAGTACTTTGAATCACCAAAACGAAACAAACTATGACACAACAAGAAAGAGAAGCCGTAATTGATAAGATTATACGGTCACAACACAGAGGAGCCGGTAAGATAGATTATATCTTTTATAATGACCGATTCAATGCCCTCGCAAAATTAACAGATTCACAATTACTTCAACAAAATCCTAACCTTAACTAATATGCCTACTAAAATCATCATCGGTGAAGAGGGCGAGCAAGTCCTTTACGATTCGGTAACAATGACCGCTTTCGGAGTGGTTCATGAAAATCAGGATTACGATTTAGTCGACTTTCTTGAATGGCTGCCAGAAGATGCACGTACCTATACACAAATGCAATTGAACGATAAGTACTACGAATGGCTGAAGCTCTGCCAAGAGAACGAAGAGGGGCCAGACCCGTATCTTGGTGATGGCGTATTTGCTGATAACCATTAGTACTATGGCCTACAACATAAAATAAATCAATTAACGAACCTTTACCTTTTTAAATTATGGATAGCCCAGATCTAAGAAAGTTACCACAAAAGCAAAAATCTAAACTGCCCACTTTGGCTGAATTGTTTAGTGAGCAAATAGAAATAGCCGGAAAATCAGAGGGTTTAAACGCCATCCTAAATACTCCTCCACCGGATTCATGGATTAAGAAACATCCATTTATAAGCAATTATTACTATGTGCCTATTGATAAGGTTGAGTATCTTTTAAGGAAGATATTTAAACGTTACAGGATTGAAATAACCGGACAAGGCACGGCTTTCAATGGGGTATGGGTTACGGTTAGGGTGCATTATTTAAACCCTGTTACCGGTGAGTTTGATTTTCATGATGGTATAGGGGCAGCACAACTGCAAACTAAATCAGGCACAAGCCCTGCCGATCTGATAAACATCAATAACGGGGCTGTATCAATGGCCTTCCCAATAGCTAAAACGGTAGCGATTAAGGATGCCTGTGATCATTTCGGGGCTATCTTTGGCTGTAACCTTAATAGGAAAGATCCAATAGGATTTGAACCTGATATGAATTTAGTGGACAAATACTCTAAAGCCCTTGAAAATGCAAATTGAAAACGGCATACACGATAATATCTCTATACGGGATTACCACGCTAATACAAGCCATATAAGCGCCACAAGTATTAAACAGGCCAAAGTATCACTAAAGCAGTATAACTGGTTTAGAAGCGGTAAAATGCCCCGTACACAAGCCTTACACCTGGACTTCGGTAATGCGTTTGAATTGGCCCTACTTGATAAGGTTGGATTTACTAACGAGGTTGCCATCATGCAGGATGAGTATTGGATTGCTTTGGCTAACGAGGAAAGAACCAAAGACGGCAAAGAGCCTTATAAATCCCCCAAACAATCGGCACGTTATCAGGCTGAATTAAGCAAGTTTTTAGAGCAAAACAACGGTAGGTATATGATACCTCAAAAGGGTGAGCAAAGCTACGAGGCTATTGAATATATGCTTGAAAGCTGTTATTCAGATGAAACTATTAAGAAGTTGATTTCCGGTACTGAATATCAGTTAAGTCTATTTTGGACTGACCCACAAACTGGTGTTAATCTTAAGACTCGTCCTGATATTTGTAAGCGCAAAAAGAATGTTGTTGTGAACCTTAAGACCGCAAATGATGCCAGCCCTAAAGCGTTTAGTAAGGATTTGGTAAGTTATGACTACCCTTTACAGGCGTGTGTTGAGATTAGCGGATGTCTTGAAACTGGATTGATGGATGATGTAGACAATTACTTTTGGCTGGTGGTAGAAAAGAATCCACCATATAATGCGGTCATATACGAATTTGACAAAGCAGATATTAAAGTCTGCATGGATGAGTACGATTATTTAATCCATCAGATAGCAGAGGCTAACACGAAAAACGAATGGCCAGGCTATCAAGCAAAAGCAGACAACGTTCACGGAATATTACAGGCAAAAATACCAACATACTATTTTAACTTTTAACACATGGCAGACAAGAAATTTATAGGCAAATGCAGTTTAGGCAAGTATCCCGATCAGGTTGAAATTGGCCTAACCCGTGATCACATCCAAGCCTTAAACGAGGCTATTGATTCAAGTAAAACCGGATGGATCAACCTCCGGATTAACAAAGGCAAAGACTCAGGTAAGCCATATTGTGAGCTACTTGAGGTAAAGTAATTTTTTCACGGTTCCCAGTCGGGGAACGTATACTTCACCAAAGTTTCATAGATAGGTAAGTTTAGGTAACTTTTTGGAAGCCCATGTGGTGAGGGTGGGCTTTCTTTTTAACCATTTAACCCCTTTAAATAATGGAAACAACTATTTTAAAATACCTGATGCTTCAGAAGTTTACAACGCGAAGCCAGTTACTTGCCTCACTTAGAAGTGAAGGAATACAAATCGGTGATAGGGTAATGCGCTCCTACATTGAAAGCATGATTAACGATGGCCATTACTGCATACAATCATCTGACAAGGGTTATTCATTAATCCATGATGATAGCGACCTTGAAAATGCTGTGGCCTATTTAGACGCAAAGGCAGAGGCTATTGCCATCCGCAAGAACTGCCTGATACGGAACTTTAACGAAACCAAGAAATCAAACCAACTTGTACTATTATGATACGAACAGAAATGAACCCAAACTTTGATTATCCTAACTGCCCTAAATTCACAAAGCACGTTAAGGAGATGCTAGTATTTACCTTTGTTGGATGGGTGGTTGTTGTGATCCTCATCTCCCTGGTGGTAGCCAACGCTGATGCGATAGATTTATTCTTTCAGAATGTTTATAAATTGATAGCGTTATGAGCCGACCCAGACCCACATACGGTTACCCTATTAAGGAAATAGGCGACCCTCCACGAGATGCGACTAATAAATACGCTTTCTGGTTTAGTGATGATATACGAGATTGGTACGGTACATCAGCCAAAAGGCGTGAGAAACAAAAGGAGTATTTTCATGCCAATAAGAAAAAATAGATATTTTTTTTGCCTATACGGCTGATTAAGATCATCAAAATAAATCGACTAGATCATTGATATTTGAATAAAGTGTTTAAATTAGCGGTGCGATACGGATTATGATAACATTAAAAACATCCAGCCCTTTACATTGCCTAAGTAGCCGTCAGGCTCTCCGGATCGCCTTTGTAATGTGGCTGGTATTTTTTTTATGCTAGTTTACAAATTCAAACAAACTCATGACAATGGTGTAGAAACCACTATCCAAATTAATTTTTGTGAGGATGGACTCTATGTAGAAATAGACTCTGGTGATTTTGGAGAATACCAAAACATTATTATACCAGTAGAGGAATTGCCAACATTACTTAATTACCTTAACAATGGCTAGGCCAATTAAAAATAACTGTGATTACTTTTCGCATGATAGGGATATGCGAGATCACAAAAAGGTTAAGGCAATACGATCTAAGTTTGGTATAACCGGGTATGCTGTTTGGGTTATGTTACTTGAATACTTAACAGGCAATGACGGTAATGTATTTGAATATTCAGATTTAGAATTTGAGCTAATGTCTGGTGATTTTGGATTGCCCTCTGCTGATATAAAAATGATAGTTGATTACTGTATTTCTTTGGAGATGCTGTTTAATAGAAATGGGTTTGTTAATTCAGATTCTTTAGATGAACGGCTTAAATCTGTTTATGAAAAGAGGGGTAAGTCAAAAGAGTTATCGGGGAAACAACTCCGTGCTAACGGTAAATTTGTTAGCAGTAACACCGATAGTACGGTAGTTTCTGTAGCAGAAACACCGCAAAGTAAAGTAAAGGAAAGTAAAGTAAATAAAAGTAAAGAATTTAAAGATGTTGATTCTGTTTTGGATTGGCAGAAATGGGGTGATGATATTGTAGACGGTAATGATTATTTATGGGAACAGATGAGAGGTAGGAAAGTTGGCAGGCAGGAGATGGATTCATTTATATCTGTGGCAGTTAGAAACGGTTGGGTAATGGAAACTCAGCAATCATTTAGGCTTTGTCTAAAAGGGTTTAAAGACAGCAACACAAAAGCACTACCACTTAACCCAGGAAAGCTACAATGACCTACGAGGAATTAAATATTGAAATACCAAGAGGTAAAACAACGGGTCAGGTTTACACAACTTGTCCACAATGTTCAGCCGATCGTAGAAAGAAAACCGCAAAGTGTTTAGGCGTTAATCTCGATCAGGGTATTTGGCATTGTACCCATTGTGAATGGAAGGGATCAATCCATAAGAAACAATACACGCTACCCAAGTGGGAAAACATAACCCAGCTATCTGATAAGGTACTTGAATGGTTTCAGCAAAGAAACATAAGTCAGGACACATTGGTAAAAATGCAGATAGCTGAAAAAAGCGAATACATGCCCCAGGTTGAAGCCGAGCGTAGGGTAGTATGTTTCCCTTACCTAAAGGATAATAAGGTTATAAACGTTAAATATCGCACCTCAGACAAGCTGTTTAAACTTTACAAGGATGCTGAATTGATATTTTATAACCTTGATGGCATTAAGGATCAGGAAGAGGTATTGATTGTGGAGGGTGAGATTGACTGCCTAACCATGATTCAGGTAGGGCTAACAAATACGGTAAGCGTACCAAATGGGGCAAGTAAAACAAACAACAATTTAAAGTATCTTGATAGCTGTTATCAATACTTTGAAAATGTTAAAAGGGTTGTTATTGCAACCGATAACGATGAACCTGGTAATAAGTTAGCCGATGAATTGGCACGAAGGATAGGCATAGAGAAATGCCATAGGGCTACATTTGGAGCGTACAAAGATGCAAACGAGGCATATTGTAAAACGGGTAAGGTTGAGTTTGATAGTATAAAACCATTTCCGATAGAGGGTGTATTTGGTGTTTCAGATCATTGGGATGGATTACTAAAAATACTTAAAGAAGGATTCCCTAAAGGATGGAAACCAAGAGGTAAGATAGGAGAAATGATTTCATTTCATCCTGGCTATACTTCGATCATAACAGGTATACCAGGGCATGGTAAGTCCGAAATACTAGATCAACTGTTAATGCAACTTTGTATTGATTACAATTTACGAGGGGCATATTTTACACCTGAAAACAGACCTACTGAATTGCACCTCATTAAGCTAATTGAAAAGGTCATGGGTAAATCTGCATGGAAATCAGATCACATGAATATTTCAAAGGTTAAAGATTTTTTAGAGGATAGGGTATTCTGGGTATACCCATCAGAAGGGTATGATCTTGATACCATACTTGAAAAAATAAGGCAAGCGGTTTTAAGGTATGGAATTAATTGGTATGTACTTGATCCGTGGAATAAACTTGAACATCAATATACCCAAAGTGAAACTAAACACGTATCGGAATCTTTGGATAAGATTGCTAATTTTAATCACAAAAACGGCACACACGCATTTATAGTGGCACATCCTACAAAGATGAAGTTCAACCAAGATACAAGTCAATATGAAGTACCTGGTCTTTATGATATAAGCGGATCTGCTAACTTTTATAATAAGGCTGATATAGGTATTACAATGTATAAGGATGGGCAAAATAAAAACACCCTATACATTCAGAAGGTTAAATTTAAATACTGGGGATCAATAGGCACAACTGAATTATCATGGAATCCTGACAACGGAAGATATGACGAGTATGGCATGGACTTAACAAACTGGATCGATGTAAGAAACACAACCAAATTAATAGCTTATTCAGAACCAGAAGAAACACCCTTTTAAACATGGCACAAGATGACAAACTATGGAAAGTTTTTAGCGAGTTTATACGTAAACGGGACTCTGACAACGAAGGGATTGGCAAGTGCTTCACGTGTAATACTAGAAGGCATTGGCGAGAAGCGGATGCGGGGCATGGTATTGGAAGGCAGCATAAGTCCGTTAAGTATGATGAAAGGAATGTGCATCTTCAATGTAAACGTTGTAATGGCTTTGAAGGAGGTCAACAAGCCATCTACAAAGAAGAAGTTGACAAAAGGTATGGTGAAGGCACGTGGCAAAAGCTCGTTATCAAAAGCAAAGAAACGTGTAAAAGGGGTAAGTTCGAAATAGACGAAATGACCAAGTATTATCGTGAACAAATAAAACTCATGAATAAATGACAGCCAAAGAACTCAAACCAGGAACCAAAATGATTATTGCCGGTATGGAAATGGAATACGTATTTTTGTACCACGATCGTGAGAAAACACACAAAGAACATCCTGCCTTCAGATACGAGTTAGACGGATACGGATTTGTTTACATCAACAAGAACTACACAAAAGATACATTGATAAAGGATTTAAAATAACGCCTAAGTGAGCGGATCACTAAACAAATGAAAAAGTCAATATTTTTAGTAACTATCGTTCTGTTCACATTCCTAGCATCAAGCTACATGGGAGAACCATCACACAAAAGTATTCATTTTGTTCAATTACCCGACTGTAAGTATGATGTTCTTTACACCCCTCCATTATCAGGATGTACCAAATACAGCGAACAAACCGTACAAAACGGTAGTTATTACACACATGTTACTAATTGGAGTTGTGGTATTTATGGAAATATTAATAATACCTGTACAGACCAAAAGGCCGGAATGCCATCACCTCCACAAGAATAAAAACATAAAAGCCAAAAAGACGTAAAAAGGCGATAACGAGTAGTCTTGAGAACTTTAATATGTTATAGGTTAAAGGTTAAACAATGTTGACAATCTCATGGATATGAAAGTAACGTTTCAGGGGTAACAGTCCTGATGGCTTTTTTTAAAGAAGATTATGACAAAAACAGATAAATACATGGGTTACTTCGCAATTGGATTGTGGATAGCCTCCTTCGTTTGGTTTTTAATTTGGATATTTTTGTATCTTTGATCTATGGCAGAACAAGGCAGACCCCGTAAATGGGATGACCCAGAGGCCTTTAGTAGGGCAGTAGATGAATACTTCAGCAAAGAAGGTGTTCATACATGGACAGGACTAGCCTTACATCTAGGCTTTGCCTCAAGGGATTCACTAAATGATTACAAGAAAATTGAAGGTTTTTCCGACCCGATAAAAAAAGCCCTCCTCAGAATCGAAGCAAACTATGAGGAAGCCTTATTCAATCGCAATCCAGCAGGGCCAATATTTGCCCTAAAGAACTTCGGATGGAAGGATAAGCAGGAAGTAGACCAAACTATAAAAGGTGGCATCAGCATCAATTGGGAAGATCCAATACACAATAGCAAAGACGAAGGTCAGCCTGGAGAGCTATAAGGCATATCAAGACGGATACCGCTTTATTGTCAATCAGGGGGGTAGCCGTTCAGGTAAGACTTATTCAATCATTCAGCTTTTAAACGGCCTAGCCCTAAAGGAAAAGGTTTCTATATCGGTTGTATCGGTTGCTTACCCACATTTGCGCAGGGGTGCTATCAGGGATTGGTCTAACATCATGGAGTTATCAGGACTGTATGATCCTAACGCCCACATGAAAACAGAATCGGCTTACTACTTTCCTAACGGTTCTTACATTGAGTTTTTCAGCGTTGACAATTCCACAAAGGTACGTGGGCCAGGCAGGGATATACTGTTTATCAATGAGGCCAATCTAATCGATCAGGATACATTTGAACAGCTTAACCTTAGAACCAAGCGAGCGGTATTCATCGACTACAACCCCGCTGATGAATTTTGTTGGATCTATGACAGGGTATTAACCCAAAAGGAAACATTCTTCCTTCAAACCACATACAAGGATAACCCCTTCCTACCGGATGCCCAGAAAAAGCAAATAGAAGCCCTACAATCAATTGATGATAACTTCTGGCGTATCTATGGGCTAGGTGAGCGTGGTACCTCCACGAACGTTATATTTCACAAATTTGACCTATATGACAAAGTAGATCATGATTACTGCTTCGGGTTAGACTTTGGATTCAATCATCCTACCGCTTTAATCAAGGTGAGCAAAGGCGATCAGGAGCTATACGCTGAACAATGCTTTTACAAGTCACACGTTACCACCCCTCAATTGATTGATGAGATCCTACCAATCGTGGGGCATAAGTATGTGTATTGCGATACCTCACGCCCTGAGATAATCGAAGAGTTAAGGAAGGCAGGGATAAATGCTTATGGGGCAAACAAGAACGTAAAGGAGGGTATTGATTTCATACGTTCTAATCGTATATTTGTACATAGGAATAGCATTGATTTGCAGAAGGAAATGCGGTCCTACAAGTGGAAGACAAAGCCAAACGGAGATATTTTAGATGAGCCTGTAAAGGCGTTTGATGATTGTGTGGATGCTTTCCGTTATGGGGCTATATCGTTTAAACAGGTTAACGGATTTATGGGAGTAACTTCTAATACATGATATTTGACATCACACTAAACGGGGTTAAGGTTCAAAAGAAGATCCCCACCAAATGGGAGGAAGTAAAGTTTAAAGACTTCCTACAACTCCAGGACAACAAAGAGATAACAGCCGTTTCAATCTTCACAGGCATTGACATTGAAACCCTACGGAAGGCAAACATCAAAAACCTTGATGCGCTTTTAGCCTGCCTTACTTTCCTCAAAAAGCAACCCGATCTTTTCAACATCCCCAAATCAATACTGGGCCATGAGATCAATCAGGACTTAGGCTTTGAGGCGTTCGGGATGTATTCAGACCTGAAAGACGAGTTAGATAAGGGATTGGAAGGATTAGAACTAATTAAGCAATACCCTTTGTTTTGCGCCATCTATTGCACAAAGCCATATGATTTTAAAGTAGCTGAAAGTAAGGTAGAAGAGTTTAACGAAGCGCCATGCACGGAGGTCTTGGCTTTGGGAAATTTTTTATTAATGAGGTTGGTCGGATTGAAGATCAACACAGAAAGAACCTCCCAAAAACAGCTTACAGCCCTGAGGAGATTGAGGCTGGCTTTGAAAGGCTTTCGCGCACGTTTGGCGTTTCGGGTACGCTTTTTTATCTTGAAAAGGAGACTAAATATACAGCGGATGAAATCGAGCGTTTAAGTGTTTATAAAGTTTACCATAGATTGCGCTATCTTGCATGGTACAATCATACGGTAAAGGAGTACGAAAAGATCATGGAGAATAAAATGAAGAAGAAATGAGATGGAAAGCTAAACGGAAACCAACAACTAACGAGGAAAGAACTCGAACATTCTTCGCTTTGTTTCCAATTAAGTGCCAAAAGGAATACAGATGGCTAGAAATAGTAACCGTAACTCAAAAGTATTTAGGTAATAAGTGGATTTCAACACATTTTAAATGATAGGGCATAGGTCTTTTAAGAACTCAACACGTACGGCATTAGGAGCCGGTGGTGTTTTTTTGGGTCAATGGGAGGACTGCTCTGCCTTCCCTGCATTTGTGGTAGCCTGTAAGACTGATCAAGATGGGACTATGCAAGTTGAGTTTAGTGATGATGAGAATAATGTTGATTCAACACTAAGCTATACTGTAGATGCTAATCAAAATGATGTACATAAGATAACTACAAGCAGGGCATTTTTCCGCATACGCATAACAAATACATCAATTACCCCTCAAACATATATGAGGGCTTCTACATTGTTAGGCCATCAAAATCAATTAACTACTTCATTCAATGCAGTAACTACAAAAGATGCCGATGCAATATTGGTTAAATCAATTAGTGATGAGCTATTGATCTCAT